AAAAGGTTGGCGAGCGGGGAGTGTAGTGGCGAAGGGGGAAGACGGGGTAGAGCAGATATGGTCGAGAATATACCCACCAAGAACAAAGAAAGACATGAGGATTAGACGGACCAGAATAGCAGATGTGTTTACATATGCATATAAGACGGGCAAAAGGAACTTATTTCATAAGATATTGCGAGAGTTGCCAGCCGAGGGCGATTATATATGGATGATGAACACGGTGTTAGCAGGACTACTGTTTGGGGAGGAATGGTGGCGTAGGATGATGGAAATTGGGGCTTGGAACGGTGACATAAGTGAGTACCTCAAAGTTGTAAAGGCATTGAATGATTTCGTAAAGACAAAAGAGGTAACCTTTGAATGGTTACAGTTTGCCGAATTGGGCACACTGGTTGGGTATAGAAACCCCCCGTTCCCAGGTTTCGACGTTTTTGAGGAGGCAAGAGCATTGGCTGAAGGAGGGAACGAGTTCTTCCTGCCATTTACGAACTTCAAAGATGCAGTAAAGATAGCGCTAAAGATGGACTACCAAGCTATAAAATATATCAGTTTCCGAGACTTCATCACGAGTGGGCAATGGCTGACATCAGGCAGCTCCAGTATAGGGAAGGTGACTCTTATATACAAAGATAAGATCCTAAAGGTAAAGGCAAGGAAAAACATGGTGCCTTTTGTTGTCGACCTGGAAGCACTCGCCAACGACGCTGAAAAATGGGATCAGCAAGTGAATACAACCCTTATCAAGAGTGAGCTTGGCAAATTGAGGATACCGGTAGCCGGTGACATATTGACGTACTTGCAGATGTCCTGGATGAACTATTTGTTAAATAACAGCTATCTGAGTTGGCCTGGATCAACACTCGACGAGACAATAGGAGAGCAAACAAAAAGGATGCTGAGGATGTTGGAGCTCGCAGCTAAAAAGTTTGGACTACCGTTTGATTACAAGGGCTTCGACCATCAGCCAACACTACAACAAGTGCTTGACATTGTGGAACACTTACTACACCACGCAAGATTGAACGTGCCTCCGGATGAGTACAGCAACTTCAATAAAATCTGTGATAACATACTCAAAGGATTCAGAGGTGCCGTGCTCATAGCGAGAGAAAATGAGCGAAAGGAGATATACCAGGTCACAGGTGGAGTGATGTCAGGACTGAGGTGGACAAGTCTACTCGGAAACGGGTGGAACACTGTGATGACTTGGCTAGCTAAAGAAGTGCTAGTGAAACTAGGCTTCGACATCACTGACATCGAAAGCTACATAAGAGGTGACGACAGCGCGATTTTCTCAGACAGTTGGCAGAAGGCAGCCATGATGGATAGAGCGTACAGCTTCCTCGGAGTGGAAGGGGGGGAGGGTAAGTTCAGTGTGAGGTATCACGCAATGGAGTTTTTGAGGGTGTGGTACAAGGGCAAGTGCAGCGGGTACCCAGCCCGTGCGATACCAGGATTAACACAGAGGAAACCTTGGAGTAATCAGCCCTGGAGCGACGACATGGTGATGCGGGCTCTGTTTGACGTGGCTAAGACAATAACCCGTAGAGGGGTTGACGCGATGGATTTCTATTCAATAGTGGCAAGCAGATGGTGTCATCTGCACCACCTACCCCGAGAAAGTCTACAAATACCAAAGACAATGGGTGGGTTTGGGGTAGAACCGTGGAGCGGTGACCTGGTGATGAAGCCACACCTTGACGAATTCAAACCAGAGAGGCCAGAATTTACAAACATGACGGAATGGCGGGCGACATGGTGGAAAGAGAGAGGCAAAGAGCTAGAAATCGAGGTGGACAGTGAGTTAGCAAAGGAAAACGCAGAGCAAGACCTGATGAGCACAATGGGCGCGGATGACGTTCCACAAATATCAAAAGTACTGCGGGAGCAATGGAAAGATTACGTGAGGAGGACGAAGTTCACGACTTCCAAGGTTACGCAGCCCGTAACACAGCTGGTGACTAATGAGGACAACACGTTGCTAAAAGAACACACCAGTGTGGAGAATCAGCTGGAGCAGTGGAATATGGAGTTGGAGATTGCAGCGCCGATGTTTGGCAGGTGGACAAACAAACAACAGGACGTGCAAGATGCGAAGAGGCTGCTACCTAAGGGTGGCTTGGGGGATTGGATCAGAAGTAACGAACCTGAACTATGGCACGATATGCGTAAGTTCGACAGAAGTTGGGACCGTGGTGAGCGGCTGGACTATTTGTTTGGAAAGATAACCATAGCGACAAGAGAGGCCAATCCATT